TTCACTATTTCCATGTTCACTATTTCCATTGTCTTGTTTTTTATGATATGATTTCTTTTTTTGATGATGTGTATTATTATTATTTTTGAATAAATACAGTTGATTAGCGTGTTTAGTATTAAGTGAATTGAAATAAATCCCATTTGTTTTATATGGAAGACTTGGAATAAATTTTGTAATCAAATAATCATATTCTTTGTACATAAATAATTTTTTAACAACCAGTGGGCAAATATCTAATTCATTATTTTTGTTGTAATCATGTGTTAGCATATCATACATAGTATTAAATCTATTAATAATATTACAATCTAATTTTTTGCCTTTATGGATTAACATATCAGTGATCAAAAATATCCATGAATCATTATCATTAATATCTCTTACTAATTCACCATCAAGCAATGTATCTTGGAAAATGGTATCATCAAAAGAATATTTTACCGATATAATTCTTGGATATGTGTATCCTGATTTTATTTTTCGGTCAATGTAGAAACAATAATTAATATTATTTATATTGGTAAAATATAAATAATAATTAGTTCCAGATGATTTAATAGATAGAATGTGTTGAGTTTTTTCAAGAAAATAAATAGATTTAGAATTCAAAATGAAAGCATGTTTTTTGGTAATATCAATATCATGCTTATTTTTTAGACGATTAATGATGTAGTCTTTTGCTTCGGAGTTCACAACATTGTGAGCGCCATCACTACAAAATGACAGGTCCATTGTTTTTATTTCAACACTCATTATATATATATATGTTTATTTTGTTTAAATAAGTTCAATTTTATATTAATTAAAATGTGTATGTATTAATTAATGTTAGTTCAAGGAATACCAGTATCACATATTGTAAATAGTATAATAGTAATTATGAAAGTGACATTTGTAGTGTTTACATGTATATTAAAAGATGTATTAGGTTATATAACTAATTTAATATAATACAAATAATTGATTTAATATTTAAACATAAATCCTTTGTATGATTTTAAATTATAATAATTTGGTCGTGTTTCATCGGTATATTTATAGTATTGACAACATTGATTAATACCAACTATTTTTATATTTAATATTTTAGAGGCTTCAAATACCGAATTAAACGTTCTAAGTAATTTATTTGTATTTTTATCGTATTGAAAAACTTTAATACCTTTTTTTTTATATTTAATTTTTGCTATTTCTAAATAGTTATCTAAATTATCTTTATCTTCATCAAAAATAAATATATATTTTTGTTTGTATGTTTTCTGGAGATTTCCACCTCCATATTTTGTATTTCCTTTATAATAATTACAAATATTTAGAATAATTCTTGAATCTATATGTAATTTTTCTTCTCCTTCCGACCCACCATAAAATGTATTAATTATGTCGCCTGTTTCTATGTCAACTTGTAATATAACTTTACTATTTTTACCCTTTTTTAAATTTTGTTTTGTTTCGTGTGTATTCATATTTTCTTTATATGTTACCCATTCTAGATTATTAACGTTATTATTAAGTATATTAGTATCTTTGTGATTTACTACAGGTTTTTTTGTTGGATTTTCTATGAATGTTTGGGCGATCATTCTATGAATTAATCTATTCATTTTTGGGGTTTCGCTATTGATATACATGTTTACAAATCTATATCCATTTTGCTTAGAACCCATCATTAATCGATTTGTTTTTTTATTTTTAACTTCACCAGTATTTGATACTAAATATTTATCGCATTCAGGATATGGTTTCCAAATTATAGTAGAACTTTCAATAATTTTTCGTGTTTCCGTTTCGTATTTCATTTCATATTTTTTATCTACTCTTTTTCCAGAACATGTATTAGTAATTGTTCCATTACTATAGTTTAAAAATTTAGCACACTCTTTTAATTTGTTAAATTCGGTTATTTCGCCAGTTATTTTATTTGTTATAATAATTTTTCTTTTATACTTATTTATTAATCCATTGTTAGAAGCGTGTCTCATATTATCTTCTTTAGTTATCCATTCTAAATTAGAAGCATTATTATTATAAATATTACCATCTTTGTGATTTACTTCAGGTAATTTAGTTGGATTATCTATAAAATGTTCAGCAACAATACGATGTAAATAATATCCTTTTGTATTACCATTATGATATAATCCTGGACGTGCTCTAGATTTTGTTTTTTTCAATCTATCATAATTAATAGTAATTAATTTATTAGTTTTTGTATTTTTTATATTTCCATAATTTGAAATATCATAATTAGGAGCATATTTTATTTTTATCCAATGTTCTGCCATTTATTGAATATATTAAATTCTAATAATTTCAATTTTATATAATAATTAACTATGTTATAATAAACTCATAATAAAAATATATTATTATTCTATAATGAATGAAATAAATGTTGTAGTATGTACTATATCATTTGTGTTAATTTTGATTATAGTAGTTATTAGTTGTTCATTATGTAATAAAAATAATAAAAATAATAAAACGGTATTGATACCAAACAAACTAGTAAAGCAACAATTTAATTCATTAGTTAATATATTAGGAAAACCAAATTATATGGAATCAGATTATCAAAATAAAATGAAAAGTGCCACATGGATGAGTCCATTAGATAATTTTAATGATTTTGGTAAATATGGAGGAGCAGACTATATAAAAATTCATGGTAATCCATCTAAAAAATATCATCCACATCCAGCAAATGTATTTTTAATAGTCGGTAAATACATTAATGTGCCCGAACATCTTTTTGGTCCAATAAAATATTCATCAGAAACTATAAATATTGAACAATTATTTGTTCCAAAAAAATATTCTGATAAGTATTATAGTACTGGGATGAAAGATGTGGCGTTAGTTACGGGGAGTTGTGCTAGTGTTACTATAAGTGCAATTACTGTTCAATTTGTTATGGATATGATAGAAAAATATAGAAATATTAATAAATCATTAGAATTGTATACTATATTTAGAGATGAATATGATAGACGAATAAATAATTATTTATGTGGAAAAGGTATAACCGAAACTATACCATGGTTTGATAATAAATTCTTTGGGGAATCCGATACGGCATTTTTAGGTAATAAAGAATGTGGAGTAAAAAATACAAATGTTATTGAGGATTTTTCCCATTATGAAGGATGTAAAGATTTAATGGCAAATGAAAATTATTGTAAAAATAATCCAGAGAATAAATGTTGCTAAATGTTACATACCCTAAATCCAATAAATTGTATTCTACAATCAGGGTATTGGGCATTTCTATATTTAGGATGTATTAAAAAGTCTGGAACGGCAAAACATCCACCTTTACATATTTTTTTATATCCAAAAAAAGGATAACTCATTTCTCTATATATAGGATCTATCATAAATCCATTGTATGGGTATATAGGTTCTTCACACCATTCCCATATATTTCCAATGAGTTGACTAACACCATTATAATTATCTCCACATTGGTATTTATTTACATCTACTATATTATTTATATAATTTATATTAGATAATTGTGTAGTTGGTACATCATTCCCCCAAGGATACGCTGTGTTTCCTTTATTTGTTGATACATATTCATATTCGTGTTCAAATGGTAATCGCACATTTTTCCATTTACAATATGCTTTTGCTTCATAATACGAAATATTTGACATAGGTAAATTAGTTTTTACATCATATTTTTGATTGTTAATTATTTTGAAATAGTTATCGTCACATTTTATCCAGTATTTTGGTAATTTTATATTATTTTTTTTTAACCACTGTTTACTTGTATCGCACCAATATTGTTCTTTATTATAACCATCTATTAATACAAATTGTAAAAACATATATTCGGTAATAGGATATTTGCTTATTTCGAATTTATTTACATTTTTTAAAAATTGTGGCATTTCATTATCAAATATTAAGTTTTTATTGGTTAATTGAGATGATCCTTGAATAAATTGTCCTTTATCATATTCTATAAAATGTATATTTTCAATAAGATATGAATTATCAAATTTTATTGGACTAATATTAGTTTTTATGTCAAGATTTAAATTTGTAAAAATAAATGCTTCGTTGTGCATTTCATTATGAAGAATCCCAAGCATAATAACATAACTTTCTAAATAACCAAGTTCATTATTATCTATATAGTCTTCAATATAATCAATAACATCATTATAAAGACACATACAACTATCAATAGTCATTAATTTATTAATATTTGTTCTATTATCTAAAGGTGTTAAAAATGAATCGTAAAATTCAATTAACTTGTAATATTTAGTAAATTTGTTATTATCATCTAAATATCGAATGACATGATTAATATAAAAAAATATAACATGTCCATATTGCCATACTAATGGATTTATATTATCTGTCTTGTTTTTATCTTTGTGAATAGTACATTTTGTATTAGTAAATGTTAAAAAATTTGATTTAGTAAAATCAATATGTTTTAGTAATATATTTTTATCAATCATAAATTTTTTTTGTTCCACAATTTCGTTAATATCACATTTAGATAAATATAAAGACATTATATAGTTATGATTAAATTAGTATTAAGTATATTATTAATGTTGTTAATTTACAAATTATATTATATGAAATTAGAGTATTATTCACAAATCGTCTCAAATTCTTATATAAAAGATTATACACGATGGATTCTTAGTGATAAATATATTGGAAAAGAATATGCTAAATTGTATGGATTTAGCGTTCCTAAAACATATCAATTAACTAAATATGCTCACACTATACAATTTAATAAAAAATCGTTTGTCATTAAGCCTACTGATTTATGTGATTCTCATGGTGTTTTTTTAATAAAAGACAATATTGATTTAAAAACAAATAAAAATATAGACAAAAATGATATAGTAAAAAAATTACAGAAAATTAGAAGTGAAATATACAGCGAATATTATATGCATGATAAAATGTATGATGGCTTGATACCTTTTAGTGGATATATTGTTGAAGAACTATTGCTTGATGAAAATGGGGATTTACCATACGATTATAAATGTTATGTGTTTGGTGGAAAATTACATTTTATTGCGGTAACCTACAATAGAAGAATCCATAATAATGATCAACACTTTGATTCATTGTGGTTTGATAAACATTGGAATCCAATAAAATATCATATGATTAAAAAAGGATATAAATATTCAAATATCAAAAAACCTGAAGCATTAGATAAACTTGTATTGTTAGTAGAAAATATGGGTAAAGTATTAAAAAGACATTGTAGAATTGATGTGTATGTAATTGATAATAAAATTTATTTAGGCGAGTTTACTTTTTTTTGTGGAGCAATATTACATACAAGATTGTGTAATTTAATTTTGGGATGTATATGGAAATTAAATCCAGATGATTACAATCATTTGGATAAAAATCTATTGAAACTTGTTCCAGAATATTATAATAAGCCATAATTAAATAATTAACATTTAAATATTTTATAATAGTATAATGAATAAAAATATGACATTGTTGTTATGTGCTGTTGTGATTGCTATTATTATTAATCTTGTATTACCATTTGTTGTTCATCCTTTTGCTACACCAAACCAAATTAAACCACCAAATGGTGCTCAAAATTTATCGTTTTTTGACCAATTAATTCATATGTTTGTCCATCATGCTCAAGTACCATTAACAAGTAGTATTATTGTGGCTATTATAGTTGCTTTATCTGTTTTTTTAGCAAGTTTTGTTAAAATGTAAATTAGTTATAATTATTTTAAATAAATATAAATCATTAATAATGAATTATACTATAAAAAAATATGATCCTGATTATGATGGTTATAGATTTGAATTTAATGATAAACGATGGATAAATATAGATTTAGTTAATGATTATCCAAATTATCATATAATTAACACTAATTATAGTGATCCAAATTGGAATTATATTTCAGATGATAAAAAAAAAACACTAACACTATTAAATGTACTTGAGTTGCGTAAAATATCTACAAAATATAAAAAAGTGTTGGTGAATAATGTTATATATAGTATAGCAACACAAACCGACTATGATAAATATAGTGATAATCAAGATAACAATCAATTATATGTGTATCTAAATAATTTGTGGTCTAAAAAGACGATTAAAACAACTATTGTTTAGAATAATTGTAAAATTGAAACAAAAAACTTAATACAATTGTAAAAAACTTTGATACAATATGAATAAAAATGCCTCATTTAGCAATCATCAAATATGGGAACTAGACATTTCTAGTTCTGAAGAATTGTATGATTTGGTGAATAATATAACAGCATCAATAGAAAATACTACAATTTGGTCGCGTAATTCATTATTGGTTGATTCTGAACATTTGTGGATATGTCCAATATCCATTGAATGTGATGATATTAGTTATATGTATGCTTTTAGATATAATATTAAGGAAAAAAAAATGTATGGTTCTCCATTTAAAATAAAAGATGATGTGTATAGTTTAGCATTGAATTATAGTTCAAATCCATCATTGTTTGCTATATTTAATAATGTATTATCAAATATCAAATATTAATAATTTATAATAGTATAACATGGGTTTTAATAGAAAAAGTAAAAAAATGAGATTTAAAAGGTCATCTAAAAATAAAAATAGATTTAAAGGCGGTAGTTCAAGTAAATGTAAAGGGGCGAAGAAAGCAATGTGTGATTTAAAAATGTGTAATTGGAATTTTCATCCATTACAATCTGGACAAAAACGTCGCAAAGGATTTTGCGATGACAAAGACATGTCCAATAATTTAGAAGAATTGTTAGAAGATACAGTAGGTTCGGCCAGTTCTATATTTACAAATATGGATTGTGACTCTATAAAAGAATTTTATAGTGTCAATAAAAGAAATCGCGATTTTATTAAAAAATATATTGGGGATATTTATTTAAAAAATAACAGAATAGATAAAGAGTTTTTTAAAGATATAGAAATAATAAACGAAAATCCAAATAGTTACAAAGATTTTGTACATATATGTGGTTGGAATAATGTATTAACTAAGTTACGTTCACATGGTGATAAAATGCCATGTAATTTAAACATATCTAATTATGATTCTTTAATAAGTAGTTTTAAATTGTTAAAAAAGAACAAAGATGGAGACCCATTCATGTGGATAGACTTGTATTTGGTATTAAGAGGATTCGGTATGACTGAAAAATACGCAAATTTATCTATAACACTTTTCAACATAGAAAGAATACAAATAATGATACAATTAAAAGAAGCCAATATTGATGATAGTTTGGCGTTCAAGGTTATAAATTCAGATGCTTTCAACTTTGGATACGATACAAAAAAAATAGATTACTTTATAAAATTGAGAACTGCTGGGTTCAAAAAGAAATATTGTATTAAATCTGTTGAACGCATGGGTTCTCCAGGGTGGCCATTTACAGAAGAAATATTAGATGGTATAATAGAAAAAAAAGAAGCCCTATTAAAAAATGAAGTATGGTTGGCGTCGTTAAGAAAGGCCAGAAAGTGGGCACCAGCTGAGGACCCTGAAACAAGAGCTATTTATGATTCTTCGGACATGTTTCAAGAGCACTTTGATGAATGGTAGAATAAAAGTTTAAATAATTTAAAATTTATAAGATGGTAATCTATCGTGTGGTTCAACATAATCTAATCCCAATACTTTGAAAATATCTGATTCTAAACTAGTTTTAATTTTGAATTTTTTTTTACCAGATTTGGTGAGTTTGAAAATACCATATTCATTAATTGAATATCCTTTGGATAAGGCATATTTTCGCATATTGACATTAAATTCACCACTTCCAGTAAAATATAGTAACGCAGTAGGAAAACTACTTTTAGGAATCAATCGAATATCAATGCGTCGATTCAATTTACTTATTTTACAGAATCCCATATATTTTGTTGGATTATCAATGGATGTTAGGTGGTCTGTTAAGAATTTTTTTTCAACCAACAATGATAAAAATTCTGTTAAATAACTAGAGGCTTCTACATTTTCGTCATGTTCATGGTATAGCAAAACATCGATATCTCCAGATGTCGGTTTTTTTCTTCTGTATGAGCCACAAATAGTCATTTTTAAGTTTGGAATTTTTTTGATGAGTTTAAGCAAATATTTTTCTATTTTTTGAATTTCACTATGTGGGATTTTTGATTCAAGGTCGGAAAAATATTTAACACCAAGGATTTGATGATGTGTTAAGTGTTGTAAAATAGTTTTGTGTTTTGCTGTTATTTTTTTGAAATTAATAGAAGTTAGAACATCAAGTGTAATACCTAGATCAAATAATTGGTTTGCCTTTACTGGACCGATCCCCGTAATTTTTTGTAATTTTGATAGTTCTTGAGCTTTGACTAATACAGTTGAATTCAAATCTTTAATTTGGGTTAATGTTCCAGATTCAATGATTTCATTTATTTTTTTGATTGTGGTTTTTCCGATACCTTTGATATCTTTTAAATCTTCACCTTTTGAAATTTCAAAAGTTAGGGAATTAATAAGTTTGATTGTTTTTTTATAACTTGTTATTTTGAATCTTAGAGATGGGTCTTTTGTTTTCTTAAGATCCATTGATGTTTTGTGGATGAGGGTTTCAAATGCGGCAACTATATTAGAATTCATAGTAGATTAATCTGTAATAAATTATTATTTTTAAATCAATTTTATAATATAATATTATAGGATATGAGTTTAGAAAATATAAAAAAAAAACTGGAACAAAGATGTATTGAATTGAAATCTGCTAATATTTATAATGAAGAACAGTATGAAGAATGTTTAAAAAATGTTTTTAGAAAGGATTTTTATGAAAATACAAGTAATGAACCTAATGTTGTTAATTCCGAAGTTGTACTAGATGAAAATACTGAAAAATCGAATAAATATTGGAATAATATTTTATCTGATAAATTAGTTTCTAAACATGTTGATGATGTAACATTCAAAGAATATCTCGAATTAAAAGATAAACGTAAGGGGATTGATGAAGCATTATTGGATTCTCATAAAGAACATGAAGATAACCAATTTACTAAATTACGACATTATTATAATGAAGTTGACACAAATAGAGATATATTAGATAAAATCGAAAATAATATTACAAAATTAGATAAAATAAAATCAATTGAAGATATAAAATTAGAAAATAGTTCATATACAATTTTATTATCATTTGTAATAATTTTTATAATAATTGCAATAATATTAATAATAGCGTATTTTAAATTTTAATGTATTAATATATATATGAGTACTAATATTATCGAACATTATTATAATTATAAATCACCAAATATAGATACATGTGGAAGTCCGCATAATGGAGAATATAAAAAGTTGCGGGAGAAAATGGAGGAAAAAGAATTTGGGAGTGTCAAAATTTCAAAAGATAATCGTGAGAATGCATTTAACGATTTGTGTGAAATAAATAAAGAGTCATTTTTAGAAGTTATAGATCAAGTGTATGCAAATAAAAAAATTCATGAAAGAATACAAAAAAATATAAAAGTATTAGATAGTAATAGGTATAAAATAAATGAATCCAAAGATGATAATATAATGAGAGAATATAGAGTAAAAAATTCTGAAAAAAATAAACAAATAAATAATATAAAATATGTGGTTTTTATAGTATTAATAGTAATATTTTTGATAGTTGAATTAATAATATTGGTAATATAAATTTATTATATTAATATATATGTTAAAAGAATATTTTGAATCATCCACAAGTTCTGGATCAAATCATACTTCGTTTATGGGGCGTTTTGAAGAGGCGGGAAACAAAAATGCATTGATAGGAATAATTGATGAAGGTCTAAATAACATACATAATGAAACTGAATTAGATGAATTTAAAGAGGAAATAAAAGCCGGTATGAATATGGACAAAGAAAAATTAATAGAAAACGGTAATCAAGATGAATTTAATAAAAATAGACTACTATACAACTTATTGACGGATATTATTATTGAAAATCATAAAAAATTAGAAGAATTAAAAGAAATTGATGATCATCATAAAAGATTATACGATGACAATAAAGATACACTTTCTGATATAGATAATGTTAATATGACCTCAAAACGACATATTGAAATAAATATGAATATTATTAGAAAAAAAGAATATATGACCCATGTATTTAAGATTATTCTTATTATTATAGTGTTACTGGTTGTAGTTCCTATATTAACAAAGATAAATGTATTAAATAAAATGACTGGAATAATAATATGGGGAATAATTGTATTTATTATATTATTAGTAATGTTGTATTTAGTTTATTACAAAAATGTTAGTAAAGATAATAATGATTATACCAAATTTAATTTTATAAATCCAAATAGCCAAGAAGTTGCTAGAAGTAAACTTAATGTTGATTTATCAGAAAGTGATCAAGCCAGATGTCAGGCATTTTCTGAAGTTCAAAGTATATATGACACAGATAAATATTCAGATTCGGAGTTTGATAATTATAAAACACCTGAAAATGAATGTAAAAAATTATAATATAGCACAGCATTTTATTTTCTCTTTTTTTTCTTCTATTGGATTAATTATATTCAATATTTCTACATTTTCATCACATATGGTACATATTTTAGTTAATGTACTTTTTTTATTTATCCATTTTTTAAGGCATTCGTAATGATAGTTATTTTTGTGTACACAACTCAATACAACAATATCATCTACAAGTGGTTCTAAACATATAACACATTCATTCATATATATATAAAAATTGATTTAAAATTTTAAATATGTTAATATAATATTAATATGAATCATTTAACTAAATTAACAAAATCAAGAAATACAATAATTGAAATGATAGAATTGCGTGGATATAATATGGATAAATACAAAAATTTTAATGATACTGAATTAGATATTATGGATAGTAATATGGGGAAAAAAAATATAGCAGATATTATGCCCTTAGATATGGTATGTAAACATAAAGAGAAAGATACGAAGTGTATTATAAAATATATAATTGGAAAATTACGATGTGCTAATTTGAAATCATTAATAGATGAATTGATTGAATATGAAAAAGTAGCAGATGGTGATGATATTATAGTTATTGTAAAAGATAAAATAAATAATTTAGATTCATTTTATACACTATTTGATAGTATATATAAATCAAGCCATATATTTGTCCAATTATTTTCAATGGATAATTTACTTGTAAATATTAAACATCATGTATTAGTTCCAGAATTACATGTTGTGTCCGAAGAAGAAAAACAAACTATAAAGGATAATTATAATGTTGAAAATATGAACCAATTTCCATTAATATTAAAATCAGATCCAATGGCTAAATTTTATGGTGTTAAAAATGGTGATTTATGTAAAATAATTAGGCAAAGTGAAACATCTGGTCAATATATTTCATATAGGTATTGTGAATAAATTATCTAGTTGTTTTATTGAGTGGTCTATATTATGATTTATTATTAACGATATTTGTATTTTATCATTATTTATAAATAAAATGTTAATTTCATTATTAATATTATAGTTATTAACATGTTGTTCAATTATATTATATTCTTTGTTTGCTGGAAATGAATGATATGGATGTTCTGTTTCCAAATAATATACATATAATTTTGTATCATCTATATTTGAATTAATATTCGTTTTTGTGGTATGTTTTGTATCAAGATAGTTTGAATTTGAATTATATATTTTTTGTTTATAAAAGGTATTTTTGTAATTCATAGATGATATGTGATTTAGAAATATATTAAATTTATCTTTTGGTATATGTTTGTCAAATATTATATCCGATTTACTCGATAATATATTATTTCCAAAATATATATCTAGTTTATTTATATTTTTTTCTTTATATTTTAGGAGGATACTTTTGATTTTAGAATTCATTTTATTAAAATGAAAAAATTATATTTAAATCAAATTTATTTTAAATAAAATTGAATTCTTATTTAAAAACATTAATTTAATTTAATTAATGGTAAAATCAGTAGCATTATTGGTTGATGGTAATATTAAAGATATCGACATAAATTTGAAATCTTCGGAAAGGAATAAACCACTTAAAACATTATTAAGATACAAAAAAAAAATTGAAGTATTTACTAAAGATATATCTATAGGAAAAGATAAACTTAGTGAAATAACAAATTGGAAAGTAGATAAAAATAATATATATGCTTATGGATATTCAAAAGGAATTCATAAAAATAACCATGATTTACCAATAGCGGATGATAATGATAAAAATTATTTTGAGGACATATTAATTTTTAAAACAAATAATAATAATATTTTGCTAGATATGACAACAAATGATTATGAAGAGATGTATAATAATTTATTTTATAATAAAGAAGATAAATTTAGCGATAATGAAGATGAAATAGATGATTTAGAACAAGATGATCTAGAACATGATGATCTAGAACAAGATGACCTAGAACAAGATGACCTAGGTGAAAATAATGGATATCATTCTGAAGAGCTTGAATGTGATAGCGATGAAGACACCAATGGTATAGTGATAGATAGCGATGATGGAGAAGATAATGTAGAAGAATCTAAAGATAAATTTGAAAATGTGATTTGTGAAGATGTTGAAGATAATTTGAATAAAATAAGAATACAAAACATTGAATTATTTAGTAAAATAATTGATGAAGATATAGCATGTAAAATTGAAGAAAGTATATATAATTATACTAAAGATATTAGTGAAAAAAGAAATGTATTACCCTTATGGCATAATAAAACATTCAAATCTATTTACATAAATAAAAGTATATCATTATATAGTAATATAGATAAATCCTCATATATTAAAAATGATAAATTAATAACAAAAATTAAAAAAAATCAGATTGATATATCAACAATAGCATTTTTGACATATCAACAATTATTTCCAGAACATTGGAAAATCTTTTTAGATGAAAGAAATAAAAGAGAAAAATTAATGTATGAAGACGTTCAAGAGGCTATGACAGATCAATTTAAATGTGGGCGGTGTAAACAACGTAAATGTACTTATTATGAATTGCAAACACGTAGTGCGGATGAAGGTATGACAACATTTATTACATGTTTAACATGTGGAAATAGATGGAAATCTTAATATGTAAGATCTTCTATTTTCCAATATTCAGTTTTATTTCCAACAATTCTTTGTAAAATAAACGGGATTTTTCGTTGATTTAATTCTTCAGTCGCTATATCTAATTCATTTGTCATATATGATGGGACTGTTATTAATGGTTTAGCACCATGACTAATTTGTGATGCTCTAATACCAAGAATTTTTGTTTTTTCATATTTATACAAAATATTTTTTGATTTATTCGTTTTTTTTAATGTATCATATTTTTCTAATACTTCATATATATCATTATAAGAACTTTCATCTATATAATTTGTATTTAAATTATTCATTATATAATAACAATATTTATATTTCTTTAATCAATTTTATTTAATTAATTTTTATTTTTTTACCAAATATGATTTTTATTTCCATTTTTGTAACAATCTAAACATATATAAATAAACTTCATATTTTCGGTATCGTATTTTATATAAATAATTTCGGGTTTAGGTTTAGGACAATTTTCATTAGGACATTTAATACCTTCTGCTCTTGGTAATGTAATATCTTCATACACAAATGGATTTATAAAAGATTTTTTTTTGATATTATCTATATTATAATCAATTTTGAATATACAACTATCTTCAGATTTACTATGTTCTGTTTGAAAATTACAATTTTGACAAATATAATTAATTTTGTCTGGAACTGTTGGTGATTCATCTTTAATTATGTTTAAATATAACATATTACTACATTCAGAACAAAATTTCATTATAATTAATTAATATATAATATTTAAGTTATTTCAATTTTTTATATTTATTAATTATTTGTTATTTGTTTAATATCCAACGTTTCATTGTTCTTTTTGGACCACTAACTTCAACAACTTTATAAACTTTATTATCATTTTCAGATAGTTTAGTATATCCTATATCATAAAGTTTAGCCATATCATTTGGACATTTACGTTTTTTTTCTAATACTTTAGATTTATCTGTTACTTTAGATTTATCTGTTACTTTAGATTTATCTGTTTCTTTATATTTAGTGTATAAAAAATCGATACGTTCATTAAGATAATCTATATTACATGAGATTTTCATAGAATATATGGATGATGCTAATAAACTATTATTCTTTTTTTTATTTTTGTGTGTATATGTTTTATAAAAGTCAATATGTTTTATAAAATGGTCTATCATTATTTGTTTAAATACATCAAATCCTTCAGGAGGTTTTTCCAAGTTTTTAATAGTTGCTGTTTTAATATTTGAATATTCTATAACATTAGTATAATCTATTGATCTTTTTCCATTTTCGGTTTCAAATCCAGGTTCATTTTGTAATGGATTTTCATTTAATAATGATTGTATAGATAGTAAAACTGTATTTAAATTTAATACAGTTGTCCATCCTGGACCAGACCATGTTCCTAATATAGAAAGACATACTTTTCCATTTGTGTATAAATTTGGATTAAATCTTATACCAAATTCATATGTTAAAAATTTTACTTTAGGTGGAGAAAAAGGATAATCATTTGGAAAATGAATATCGAATAAATAGAATCCATTTTCATATGGAGTATTTTTTGGTCCAATAATTAAGGCTTTAATATCTTGAATATTAGATTCATCTATATGACAATAAATACCAACATTGTTAAGATCACTATTCATATAGTTTTTTATATCCTTTGCTATTCTTTTTTGAGCCAAAAATGTAAATGCCATTTATTTTAAAATATAATAAATTGTTTAAATCAATTTTAAATAAACTAATTTATAGATGTATCGTAATTACTATATTGATTAAATAATAAGAAATAAGGTGTATATTTTATAAATTACAAAAATTGAATAATGTAATTTTCAAAAATTATTTAAAAAAATTTATTGTGTATTATAAATGCCCGATCAAAAAAAATATCATAGTTTGAAAGATTTCTTGCGAAAACACAAAACAATTCCAGAAAAAAAATTTACACATACGGCTTTAGGGCAGCCACCAAATAGTTTTCCAGGTTCTTACTGTATAGATGATGATGAATTATCATTGTTTCATAATTTGTATAACAAAGATGTATTTGAAGGGAAAGATGTGGCTCATTTGACTGAACGTCATAAAGAATTATCACCTATATTAATTGATTTAGATTTACGACATGAAATAAAATATACATCTAGACAATATAACAATGAATTTATAGTTGCATTTTTAGAATTGTATGTTAAAGAAATAAAAAAGGTATTGCCATCTATAAGTAATGATAAATTAGTGGCGTTTGTGTTGGAAAAAAAATCGCCAAATTTTCAGAATTCAAAACAAAAAGGTGTCTTCAAAGATGGGTTACATATTGTATTTCCATATATTATTACTGAACCAAAAATACAATATATGTTAAGATACAATACTATTGAAAATGATAATGTGATATCATTATTTAATAAAATCAATACATCAAACCCAATGGATGATGTATTTGATATAGCGGTAATCGAAAGGAATAATTGGCAAATGTATGGTAGTTGTAAGCCAAATCATGAAGCATATGTTTTGACAAAAATGTACAAAAATAAGGATTCGATAATGAAAGAGATTCATAACAATCTTAGTAATAAGGAGATATTGAAAACATTAAGTATAAGACATATAAAAGATGAACACGTTATTAATAATAATATGTATTATGATGCCTTAGATACAGATTTTTCAGAAATACCAAAAACACAACAATTAAAAAAAAAGAAAAAGATGAATAACAAAAAACGAAAATCTCCAGCAAAAAAGAATTTTGTGGATGATGATGAACTTATATTTATTAGAAAAATTGTGGCTATTTTGGATGATACACGTGCTGATAGTTATTATTTGTGGATACGTTTAGGTTGGTGTTTACATAATATTGATTATAGATTATTAGAAGATTGGATAACATTAAGTAAACGTTCAGATAAATTTGTAGATGGTGAATGTGAAAAGGAATGGGTAACAATGGACAATGAAGGTCTTGGACTAGGAACATTGTATTTGTGGGCAAAAAATGATAATTTGTCTAAATATAAAGATTTATCACAAAGGAATCTTCGTAAATGTATGTTAGATACGTTAACATTGGAACCAAATGATATTGCTAGAGTTGTGTATTGTTTGTACAAAAATGAGTTTGTATCAGCATGTTCTAAAAAGAATACATGGTTTCAATTTAAAAATCATAGGTGGATAGAACTTGATGATGCGATTGAATTGCGTAAAAGATTTTCAAGTGAAGTTATTGATGAATATGATAAACTTGATAAATTTTTAGCAGATCAAATATCGTCTTTATCTGACGAGGATGAAAAAGAGTTGAAACGTAAAAAGAAAGAAACGGTTGGAAAAATAATTAAGAAACTTAAAAATACTGGATTCAAAAAGATGGTTGTTCAAGAATGTAATGAATTATTTCATGATAGTAAATTTGAGGAGAAATTAGATAAAAAGTTAAATTTGATTGGGTTTGAAAATGGCATTTATGATTTGGCTGAATTGGAATTTAGAAATGGACTTCCAGAAGATTATCTTAGTTATTCAACACGTATTAATTATATAGATTTTGATGATGATGAAGATGATATTCGAGATGTTAAAGAATTTATGTCACAAGTATTACCTAAAAAGGCTGTTAGAGAATATGTATTTACATTGTTAGGTAGTTTCTTGTCTGGTAAAAATATTAATGAAAAATTCCATATTTGGACTGGGTGTGGTGGTAATGGTAAAAGTAAATTGATTGAATTATTTGAGTATTGTTTTGGAGATTATTGTTGTAAACTTCCAGTAAAATTATTGACTGAATCTCGTGGACGAGCGGAAGGTGCCACTCCAGCATTAGTTAGAACAAAGGGAAAACGATTTGCATGTCTTCAAGAACCAGATAAATATGAGGAAATCAATGTAGGTTTGATGAAAGAATTGACTGGTAATGATACTATTATTGCTCGTGGGTTACATAAAGACCCAGTTGAATTTAAACCACAATTTAAAATGGTTTTAACATGTAATGATTTACCTAAAGTATCTGCCAATGATAGAGGTACATGGAGACGTATTAGTGTGGTTGAATTCATTTCAAAATTTGTTGAAGACCCAGATCCAAATGAACCATATGAATTCAAAATTGATGAAGGGTTGGATGAAAAATTAAAAATATGGCCAGAAGCATTTATGTTCTTATTGATTGAATACTATAAAAAATTTAAGAAAAATGGTATCAAAGAACCAGCAGACGTTAAACGTAATACGGAAGATTATCAAGTTGAAAGTGATATGTTTGTTGGCTTCATCAATGAAAGATTGATTGAAGTAGATAATGCCGATAGTGATGGTATAAAATTGGATGATATTTACTTTGTATATGGAGATTGGCATAAACAAGCTTATGGACAAAACACAAAATGTCCAACAAGAAAAGAATTAAAAGAAAATCTTGTTAAAAAATATGGTAAAAAAGCAACAAATTCTAAAAATATGTGGATGGGATTAGCCTTTAAAGAAAATGATAACGAAAATCAACTTATTTTAGATGATTAACTTATATTTTTTAAGGAGTAATATCGCAAAAATTATTACTACTATAAATACTATAACTAAAAGCCCAATCATAGTATTTTTTAAATTTGTATTATTATTAATTTTTTTTTTTGTAGAATGTATAAAATGTAACATTTTATCTTTATTTTGTTGTTCGGATTTAATTGATTCAAATTGATTATTCTTTTTTTTTTCAATATCATTTAATATTGTTTTATTTTTGATATCATAATTAGAGTATAATTTATTTAAATCAACTGACGTTTTTATTTGATTTTGTACCTTTGAGACATCTGCTCCACTATGAAAAGTTTTACCAAATATCTCTGCTATTTCGTCTGTGGTCCATGTGTTTTTTCCTTTTCCACCATCATTTTTTAGACGTTCTCTACATTTAGCTTGCCATGGATTTTGCTCCCACTCTTCACCATCTACGAAATTATCTGATCTGTTCTCCCACCATTTATCTATTATTTTCATACTTTCTTCCTTAGAATCCATGTTCCCTTCTATCGCCTCCTTAATTTCTTGGTTTACTTTAGGAATATCCATGAGATCTCCTAAATTGGCTGCTGGAATAATTGAGGACCATTGTGTTGGTGTCCATGTACCTTTATTTTCATCATCTGGTTTTATAAATTCTGCATGTGCTTTATCTGACCAATCCGTATTCCATTCTATATTTTCTCTACAATTTTTGTGTAAATTAGTCTCCCCGCCGGCTGATTTCCACAACTCAAAATCAGAAACATTTGTGTTGGGGAGGAGATTACTATTAAGAATTTGTCCAGCAGTTTTTATCCAATCCTCATTTAAGTCTGTTTGTCCATTTACATTTTCTCTACATTTTTTTATCCATGGATTTTCAGACCTACCAGAATTACCAGAAGGTTTGCCCAACCACCACCCATCAGTATCATCAAGGGTACCGTCTTCTTCTAATTTGTCTTTAGCAATTTTAGACCATTCCTTTTCCGTTTCACTATTGGCATTCCAAGCACTTCCGTTACCTTTTTTTTGCACTTCTTTCTTACATTCTTTCATTATTATACTACTTTCCCATTCATCTTTGCCTGTGGCTGTGTTCTTTATCGGTGTTCCCCACCATGATTTTAAAAACTGATCTTCAGATTTTAGTTCATTATTGGGATTTTCTTTTTTCTTTGTATATGCTTTTCCGATTTTTTCTGGGATTGCTTTAATCCATGATTCATCAAACTCAACCTTATCTTTACATTTTTTAGACCATTTACTGTCTGCTCCATTCCACCATGTATCTGTAGCATTTATTTCGTCCATTCTTGATTCTAGTTTTTTTTTAGCATGTTCATCCCATTTCCCATCCCATTTACCTTTATCATTATCATTATCATCAACCCCAAATAAATGTTCTTGACATCTTTTATCAATATTCGCGTTACAATCTATTACTGGACAATTATCCAATGAACCACTACTTACAACTTTTACCCATTCTCTTAGTTCATATAATCTTTTCATATACTTTTGGTTTTTTATCCATTCAATTAATGTATTTCTAATAAAATAAAATTCATTAACATTTTCTGGTTCAATAACGTTCATTTTTTTTTTTGTTTTTGTAATTATTGGTAGTATAGCAACATCAGGATTATTAGGTTCGCTTTCAGTTAATTCTATATTGCTAAATTTATTTACTATACTTTTATCATATAATTTATTTGCCAAGTCAATAAGCAGGCCGCCACATGGTAATTTTGTCCAATGATTTTTTTCTGAAATTAAATTCCAATCCTTGTCCGTTTCCAAATTTGGAACAGGAATACCTTTAGAATTTTCTTCTTGTATTGTAAATTTGATAAGTTCAGCAGTATCCGAATTATATTCTAAAAAAAACCCTTCAGAGTGACGATCGACACTATAAAGACATAATGGATGATCGTGAGGAAGTTTAGCATTTTGTTCTTCTTCTGTCAGTTCTGGTGTATCCTCTTCTTCTTCTGCTTCTTCGTCAGGGGCCGTATGACATATG